GAAGCCCCGCTTTCGAATTAGGCCTTCTTAGGCCATGCCACTTCTGCGTGAGGATACTTTTCCTTATCCGAAAATGGAATTACTGGCTTGTCCTCAAAGTGGTCGCCTTCAACAAAGCTGGGTCCAGTTGTGTACCCTGCGTCTTTCAAGGCTTTGGCAACAATCACGTCAGGTGACCAGTGTTCTGGTTCTTCGTGTTTTCGCCATTCAAACTTAATCGTCAGTTTCATAGTCTTGTCCTCCTTTCTGTACACAGATTACCACAGCCAAATATAATTAGTAATGTTATTTTTGCATAACAGATATGCAAAAAATGCATGGCTAGGTCTAAAAAAAAACAGAGGGAGACTGGAGGGCGGGGAAGCACGCCCCCTAACCCCACCCTTATTTTTTTATTTGAGAGGTCCCAAATGGATTCTGAAATTAGAACTTTTTTATTTTATCAATCCCCTATATATTAATAGGGATCCTAATTTTACCTATATAATGCTGGATTTATATTTAGATAGACGGTAAAAACTTTTTGGTTCCATATGGCAATAGATTTCGAGAAATTTAATAAATTACCAGAAGCTGTTCGAAGAGAATTTCAAAAGACACTTCTGCAATGGCAAGAGGCAGTAAAAATTGAAAAAGCTCAGAATGATTTTCTGTCTTTTGTAAAATATGTTTGGCCAGAATTTGTTGAAGGTTACCATCATAAAAAAGTTGCAGATGTTTTTAATAAATTATCTAAAGGAGAAATTAAACGTGTTATCATTAATATGCCTCCTAGACATACTAAATCTGAATTTGCATCCTACTTGTTACCTGCATGGATGGTTGGAAGAAATCCAAAATTAAAAATTATTCAAACAACGCACACCGCTGAACTAGCCGTGAGGTTTGGTCGTAAAGCCAAGCACCTCATAGATACGGCCGAGTACAAAGAAATTTTTAAAACAAGTTTACGAGAAGATAGTCAAGCCGCTGGTCGTTGGGAAACATTACAAGGTGGTGAATATTTCGCAGCGGGTGTTGGGGGAGCAATCACAGGTCGAGGTGCGGACTTATTGATTATAGACGATCCACACTCTGAACAAAATGCAATGTCAAAAGATTCAATGGAAAAAACTTATGAGTGGTATACATCAGGCCCACGTCAACGTCTTCAACCAGGTGGAGCAATTGTTTGTGTAATGACACGTTGGGCAACTAATGATCTAACAGGAAAATTAATTGATGCACAGCGAAAAGAAAATACAGATCAATGGGAAGTCATTGAGTTCCCAGCAATCATGCCATCAGGTAAACCTCTATGGCCTGAATATTGGAAGATAGAAGAATTACAAAAACAAAAAGCTGTATTACCTCTAACTAAATGGAATGCACAGTGGATGCAGAATCCAACATCAGAAGAAGGTGCAATCTTGAAACGTGAATGGTGGCAGGATTGGGATAAAGATTATTTACCACCTTTAGAACATGTTATTCAATCTTACGATACTGCTTTTTTAAAAAAAGAAACTGCAGACTATTCTGCTATCACAACATGGGGAGTTTTTAGTAATGGTGAAGATTCTGGCAAACAATTAATTTTATTAGATGCAATGAAAGGACGATATGAGTTTCCAGAACTTAGAAGAGTTGCTCTAGAGCAATATAAATATTGGCAACCTGAAACAGTTATTATTGAATCAAAAGCTTCTGGATTACCATTAACCTATGAATTACGTAAGATAGGAATACCAGTAATTAACTTTACACCGAGCAAAGGAAATGATAAACATGCAAGAGTTAACTCGATCGCACCACTATTTGAGAGTGGGTGCATATGGGCGCCCAAAAGAGAAAACTTTGCGCAAGAAGTCATTGAAGAATGTGCTTCATTTCCTTTTGGCCAACACGACGACTTAGTGGATAGTACAACTCAAGCTATTCGTAGATTCAGGGAAGGTGGTTTAATGTCACATCCCGAAGATTATGAGGATGAAAAAATTGACCAAAAGAAACACGTTTACTACTAAACGTTTAACAAGAACAATTCCACCTAAAGCAGGTCCTGTATCACAAGGCTTGAATATTCCAAATAAACAAGTTAAAGTGGTAAGATTGGAGAAAATTAATGGCAGAAATAGATAAGGCGTTACCCAACGTCGAACAAACAATCAAAATTGAAAACCCAGAAGAAGCGATTCAAACAGCTCAAGAGGAATTAGAAAATATTCCAAAACCAGGCGAAGTAGAAATTATTCCTACTGAAGATGGCGGAGCTGAAATTAATTTTGAACCTGGTGCTGTTAACCAACCTAATACAGAAAATCATTTTGACAATTTAGCAGAATTACTACCAGACAATATTACTAATCCCATCGGTTCTGATTTATATAAAAATTATCAAGACTATAGAATGTCAAGACAAGATTGGGAAAGAACTTATGTTGAAGGTTTAGATTTATTAGGATTTAAATACAATGATAGAACAGAACCTTTCAAAGGTGCATCAGGTGTTACACACCCTGTATTAGCAGAAGCAGTTACACAATTTCAATCACAAGCTTACAAAGAATTATTACCAGCAGACGGCCCTGTTAGAACAAGAATTATTGGTGCTGTTTCACCTGAAAGAGAACAACAATCTCAAAGAGTTCAAGAGTTTATGAACTACGAACTTATGTTCAAGATGAGAGAATATGAACCTGAGTTTGATCAAATGCTATTCTATCTGCCCTTAAGCGGCTCAGCTTTTAAGAAAGTTTATTATGATGATCTTTTAGGACGAGCCGTTTCCAAATTTATTCCAGCAGACGATTTAATTGTTCCGTACTCAGCTACCTCATTAGAAGATACGGAAGCAATTATGCATGTTATTAAGATTTCTGGTAACGATCTTAGGAAACAACAAGTAAGTGGTTTCTATAGAGATATTGAATTACCAGAAACTTATAACAATGAAACAGATGTTGAAAGAAAAGAACATGAATTAGCAGGTGAAAGAAAATCAGGTAACGAAGATATTTATACTTTGATTGAATGTCACGTGAATTTAGATTTAGAAGGATTTGAAGACAGAACAGTTGATGGAACTGAAACAGGAATTAAACTTCCTTACATCGTAACAATTGAAGAAGGATCAAGACAAGTTTTGTCTATTAGACGAAACTATCAACCTAATGATCCACAAAAGAAAAAGATTTCTTATTTTGTACATTTTAAATTTTTACCAGGTTTAGGGTTTTACGGTTTCGGTCTAATCCACATGATAGGTGGACTGTCTAGAACAGCGACCGCAGCTTTAAGACAGTTGTTGGACGCTGGAACATTGTCCAACCTGCCAGCTGGTTTTAAGATGAGAGGTATAAGAATACGAGATGATGCCCAATCGATACAACCTGGTGAATTTAGAGATGTAGATGCTCCTGGAGGTAATCTTAGAGATGCCTTTATGACACTACCTTTCAAAGAGCCAAGTACCACGCTCCTCCAACTTATGGGCATTGTGGTTGCTTCAGGTCAACGATTCGCGGCTATCGCAGATATGCAAGTGGGCGACGGAAATCAACAAGCAGCTGTAGGTACAACTATGGCATTATTGGAACGTGGCTCGCGGGTTATGTCTGCTATACACAAAAGATTATTTGCTTCACTGAAAAATGAATTTGAATTATTAGCAAAAGTATTTGCAACTTATATACCTGGTCAATATCCGTACGACGTGGTCGGTGGCCAGAGGTTTATTAAGGTTCAAGACTTTGACGACAAGGTAGATATTTTACCTGTTGCAGATCCTAATATTTTTTCACAATCACAGAGAATTACTTTAGCACAAACAGAATTACAATTAGCAAGTTCTAATCCACAAATGCACAATATGTATAATGCGTACAGACAGATGTACGAGGCATTAGGTGTGAAAGATATTGATAGAATTTTACCAAGACCACCACAAGAGGTCCCAAAAGATCCTGCATTAGAACATATTGATGCATTAGGTAACAAACCATTTAAAGCATATAGGGGACAGGATCATAGAGCCCATATAACCGCACATTTAAACTTTATGTCGACTAATATAGCTCGTAACAATCCTATTGTTATGGCAAGTTTAGATAAAAATATTTTTGAACACATTAGTTTGATGGCTCAAGAACAAGCAGAATTAGAATATATTGATAGATTACAGATGATTGAACAAGATCCACAACTACTTCAAGAGTTTGAAGCAAGAAAAGCAAAAATTATTGCTGAGATTATGGAAGAATTTGCAAAAGAAGAGAAAGAAATCACTTCACAATTCGATAATGATCCTATTGCTAAGCTAAGATCAAGAGAATTAGACATTAGAGCGATGGAAAATGATCGTAAGAAGCGTGTAGATGATGAAAGATTGAATTTAGATCGTATGAAAGCTCTGCAAAACAGACAATATCAAGAAGATAAGCTTGAACAAAACGAAGATTTAGCAAAATTAAGAGCTGGAGTGTCTCTCGCTAAGCAAGAATTATCAAATATAAATAAAAAAGGACCCTTTTAATGGATTTAGGTAACTATACAGGAGGCGGAGCAGGTCGAGGTACTTCTACAGCAGACCAAAGTATGGCTGCTTCTGGTACAACTGGAAGTATTAGTGGTGGATATTCTGGTCCATCGGGTGATAGTGGTGGTGGTTCTGATAATTATGCAACTTTTGTACAAGCATCCAAGTCTAGAAAAGGTTTAGATGCTCTAAAAGACTATTTTACAGGTGATCAGTATGATTATGGGTATCAAAGAAATTTTAGAAATGATTTAAAAGGCATAGGAGGGTTTTTATTAGGTTTAGCTAACCCTGCTTTAGGTTTAGCTTACCGAGGATATCAAGCATTCAAACCTGAATTAAATACTTTCTATAATTCACCAACCATAGAAGCTTTTTTAAACAATAGACGAAATTTAAATGAAGAAGTTCCTTTCAATAAAGATACAAGAATTTATCAACCTGAAGGCATTGGTCAAATAAAAGACCCTATGTTAGTTGCAGAGTTGACTAAAGCACAACAAAAAGCTTTAGC